GTTTGTACCATATACTTCAGGTGGGAAAGCATCTTGAATCTCCTGATCTTGTCCTGGCGTCATTGCTAACGCATAATCTCTATACTCGTCTGTGCCAACTAGTTGCATTTCATTTAAATCTTCTGTTGACTCTGCTGTAAATCTAACTGGACGTGCTGGTTGTGGAGGATCAACATCATATCCACTTCCTCTTGCTTTAATTGGTAGTGGTGCTGGTGCTGGTGCTGGTGCTGGTGCTGGTTTAGCTGGAGCAGGAGCAGGAGCTGGTCTAGGTGTTGCTTCAACAGGTTTACGTGGGAAATACTTAGACAAAATGCTAGAAATAGATGGTGCAGCTACTACACGCGATCCATCTGGCAAAGTATATTGTGGTAAATCTGCATCTTTTTGCGCACGAGTAAGATGTGCACGTGCACCCGCTGCACGAGCCTCTATTTCTGCAGGATTTCTATAATATCTTTGTTGAGCAGCAGTTTGACGACTGTTGATGAAGCCATCCCTCGCATCTCTTGCGGCTCTAATAAGATTTGCATTTGTTTCGCGACCGCCAGTTGCGTGTTGAACGGCATGTTGTAATTCATGGGCAGCAGTATCTAAGGCATATTTCTTATCATGATTATAAACTTGATTAATCCATATTTTACTTTTACCAACTGTTTCTCCCTGGGTATATTTTCCTGCATAAGGTGCTGGATATTGCGAGACAACTCGAGTTTCAATATCTTTAAGTTCAGGAAATCTTTTAAATATCTCAGCATTTGGATTAAACACATCTGAAGCCTTTCCTGTTCGCGGAGTAAGTCCTCTGGCGGGGTCGAATAATGTTGTATCATCAGTTTCTTGCTTCAATTGACCCCATGGATTGCGATGAACTGCTCCACCTGGAGCTTTTCTTCCTGTTGCATCATAAATTTCTTCTGGAGATTTTCCTGCTTTTTCTAATGCTTTGTACATATCTTCGGCTTCTTTCGTAGCAGGAACAAATATTTGTCGCGCTTTACCAGCAACATTTGCCAGTCTTCCAATTGGAAGCATGGATGCTGCAGCCGATGCCATCGCTTTTTTATCACCTGAGCGTCTTGCTCTTTCAATATCACGCGCTGCAAGTGCTTGACCAACTACTGGAATAAAACCAAGACCTGTTTCAATTGCTGTTTGTTTGAGTGATGTATCTTTTTGTGGATCTAATGAAAAAAAGGATTTAAGGTCTTCCTTCATATAATCTTCAAATAATTTATTAATATCTTGATCATGCTCTACGTGATCGCCCATATAACGACCTTCGCCGTATCCGCGACCGCTTGGATCTGCATTTGGATTGTGCAATCTCTCATGTTCACGACGAATTTTTGCTAATTTTTCTTGATACTCTGGTTTGTCAATTTGTTTTTGTTTTAATTTGCGTGCTCGATATCTTCCGAGAGTTCGTTGTGCATGTTTTGGTTGACCCAATTTCCTTGCTGCAGCAGCTGGACTTTGACTATAAGTTGCATTAATGTATTTGTTATATGTTTCAATATCTAATTCATTAATTTGTACAACGTCTTTTTGTAAATCTTTATTCATTATTATTCTCGTTATAGTTTCCTGTTAAATACCAGCGCTGTGATGCTGGGTGTTTTATCACCTCCCAAAATATATTATTATCAGAGTACATTGCTTTATTTTCAGAAATTAATCGTAATTTATTTACTGGTATTGAGAGTAAATTTGTAATTTGTTTTGTTGTATCAATCAAACTCTTTAAATTATATGACTCACTTATTGTTTGCATATTTTTTATTTGTCTGCGCTTTTCCATGACCTTTGTGTAGTTTCCGCCACGAGCTTTGCGATTTCTTCTTGGATCGATTTTTGGTGGAATCGGTGCATTAAAATTAATTCCCTCAGCCATTGCTTTACGAATTGCTAAAGTGTGTTTACTTGGAGTTGTCTTTGATTCAGCATCTCCTGGAGCAGGTTCATATGCTCTTGGATCGCTGTCTGAAAGTTTTGCTTTTTCTTTCCAGTGAGCAGCACGAGCCTTTGCTGTATCTTTATCAAGACCAGCAACGTATTTTTTTGGTAAACCTGTGTCTTCGTCTTTGTCAATTTTTGGAAATTTCTTCTCGCGAAGAAACACAAATGATTTAAGAGCAGGTATTTCAACAGGCAAAATACCACTCTCTTGTATTCGTTTTTCAAGATTTAATGTTTGATCTTCAAATAAAAGTTTTTCAAATACACTCGGTGAATGTATGTTCATTGAGTTATTAAACACAAATACGTTGTCAAGAGATTCAACTAATTTTTCAACAAAAAGAAACTTTTGAATACGTTTTGATTCATTTAATGGAACTTGACGCTGTTCATTTCTCAAACGACTAACTTTATTTGTAACTGATGTATAGATGTAATCAAAATTATAATTCTCATAAAGATGTTTTACTTTGTTGATTTTATCTAGATCAATTGGACCGTTTATTACGAGATTTTTATTTTGCTCAAATAACTCATGTGCTGTGCCATTTAAAACTTGATCGATCTGAACTTCCATTAAATCATATTTGGCAAATGTATTCTTCAACACATAATCTTTGCCACTGCCTGGACCACCAATTAAGAAAAATGCAGTGGCTGATTCTTTAAGTGCAGCGAATGCAGATCTCAACTTATTATAGAGCATATTCGCAGTTTCTCTATGTTCTTCTGGGTATTGCTCGACGAATTTATCGCGATTGCCAGCTTTAACTAACTCACGCATTTTAGTTCCTGACATTCCTTCTATGCCTTCTGTATTCGAGTCGCGTTCACCAGCCGAGGATGTTGTAATATTTTTAATTCCTGGATATTCTTTTTCTTTATATTTGTTTAAAAATTTAAATTTATTTTGATCTTCTTCACCACCACCAACAATGTTTATATTTGTATGACCTTGCTCCTGTAGATATCGCATCATATCAATGGGTGTGCGAATTTCTGGATCACTTACAATATTTGCATCAGGAAACATTGCACGAAGTGCAGTAACCTTTGTTTCGTGATCAAGTGGATCACTCTCTGTTCCAGTTGTGTGTGTTGGAAAAATATAATGTTTTCCACTGGTATTTGCAGCATGATCGATAGTTGCCTGAATGGCAGCTCCGTGCCCAGGATGCGGTGGCTGTAATCGACCAATAAAGATTGATGCGTTGCTCATATTATTATTTGCGTAGATCCTTATCAGCAGTGTGATATGTTTTACCCTTTCTTAGATAAGAATTCACACGTGCGTGTCCCCATTGCTGTGGTGTTGTACCTGGACGATGTCCAGAATTCCATGCAGCCATACCGCGTCTAAAAACTGTTTTAAGCGTGCTTAAAGAAACTCCAAATTTCTTTGCTTTCGCTGATAGCGAAAGTTTAGACTTTTCTTTTGCTTCCATTAATTGATCGCTGTGAGTGATGCTCTCATTAATCTTTTTTCGTAAATCTTTAAATGATATTTGCTCTGCCACTTTTTTTATATTTCCTTTTCCCTTTGGTTTGTATCGTGCAGCTGCGGTCGCTCTTCGTTCAGCTGCACGTGCAGCTGCGATCGCCCTTCGTTCAGCTGTGGTCGCCCTTCGTCGTAAAACTTCTTCATATCTTTCACGGCTTTTTTGTTTTAATGGTGGAGAAGCACTATTTGTTTTCGATTGTACATTATCTAATGATTGTCGAGTAGCATGAGCAGCAATCAATGCTTTAAAGTCTGGTGTGACTGCTTTAGGATTAAGATATTGTCGAAGCGTTTGAGTATCATAAATAACTAGTTGTTGTTGCTGTTGTTGTTGCTGTTGTTGTTGCTGTTGTTGAGTCATCTGTCTGTCTCTATCTGTAAGTTTTGGTGTTGCAGCTGCTGTGAAAAGTGATGCTGCAATAAATGGTGTTACTGATGCTGGTGGTGATGCTGGTGATATGTTGGATGCAACTAATGGACCACTAGAACCACCATAAAAATGATCATATGCACTCTGACCACCTTCCTTCTTAACCATTGCTCGTTGAATAGTATCAATATTTTTTGAATCTATTTGTTTATTTGGATCTAATCCTGATTTTGTAAATACATCATCGATATATGCATTAGGATCGTTTGGATATTTTTTCCCAAGCGGCGTATTATCATCTTTTGGTGCATACTTATTAATCATTTGTGCACCTGTCATTCCCTTGCCAGCATCAATCCTAATTTGACGCTGCATGGCGTTCATACCAGCTTCTTGATCTGGAAAAATCGCAAATCCATGTTCATCAAATCCGATTGCGTTATCTAATACATATCCAGGTTGTGTTAAATATTGTTGCGTTTTAGCATCAACTGCGCGCAAATTACCTGGATTATTATTTCTAATTGAACGGACTTCGTTTAATATATTTTTATTTGGCATTTTATTGTACCGTCTCTACTCGCTCTTCGCCAGATTGTTGCTGTGCTGCCTGTTGTTTCTGGAATCTACCACGATTAAAGTTTAGACGATTGAAATTTTCACGATCGTTTGCCTTTACAGCAATGTCATTACCAGTCATTGGATTCTTCATAACAATCACGTGACCTTCTTGCGAATTAACAATCTCGCCAGTATCTGGATCAGAAATTGTACCTTGCATCAAATTTGTATTTTGTTGTGCATTCGCTTCAAATGCGGGCAGCATTGCTTTCTTGGCATTTGCAACTTCTTGATGAATGCGGAATGTTTGTCTCCATTTTACTGAATTCATATTGAAATCGTTTAGAGTATCATCACGTTGTTGTGTTAGACTTTGCGCCTTGGTTTGACTTTTCGCGCCTTCAATCTGACGATTAAATTTTTGTCCAACATGCTCAACAAAATTTTCATAAGTCAAAGGGAGTCCATCACGAATAGTTGCATTAACGAAAGTTGAGAAGTGCGCCGCATGTGGAATAGCGTGTTGAAAATCATGTTTTTCGGCTAGTATTCTTACATTTTTAACAGCACGATCATATGCTGCTTGAGCATCAGTGCTGTAATTTTCTTGATTTGGTCGAGTTGCACGTGGATCAATTACATGCACATCTGGATGTGTTCCGAATGATCGTGTTGGAATATTGAATTCTCTTCGTGGGAAAGTCAACATCATTTGACCAGTTTTTGGATTTGGTTTCCAATATGCGTTACGATATCCTGTATGAATAGCAATACCAAATTGAGAATTTAAAATTCTCTGACCAATCCTAGAATTTGCTGGAGCTGAGTAATTAATTAATTGTGGATTTACAGCTACGTTAACATTACCTTCTTCATCTTGATTTTGTTGTACCATATCAGGCGTATGCATAAAATCGCCTTGGTATATTCCACGCATCGGAGCAATTTTAGGAAGATGCTCGAGTGCTGCCATTATTTTTGCAGCGAGTCCTGGTTTATCACCGTAATATTCCTGAACTTCTTCTGGAGTTGTGGCAAGTTTCTGCGTAGTTTTATTGAAAGCTGATTTAGAGGCAGCGAAAAATGTGCCTGGAGCATATCCGCTATTCTTGGCGCCTTTGGTTGGTGTGCGACCAAAAACAACTGCAGGTGAACCATCATGTTTTACAGAAACACTTGCTTCTGATGCCTCACCCTTTAGATATTTGTGCATGTTGTCTAGGAAAGACAACGATAAATCTAATCCCTCTTTTCCATGAGGAATTAATAAGTCTTCAACGTGTTCTAGGTGTCCGCCGTTTAGATCTTCGTTCTCAAACTTTGCGGCTTCAGTGAGATATTGAACAAATCTTAACATACGCCTCTTCCACTCTGTGGGATGGTTATATGTTCTATTTAGTTATTTTTTCTAGTCAAGATCCCATATATAATATCGTCAATCGTTTGTTGAATCGTAAACTCTGGATTATATCCGAGATCTCGTAATTTGGTATTATCCATAAAAAAAGATCGAGATGACTGGACCGTTTTATGGAATTCTTTTTGTTCAATCGTTCGAATTTCTGATCCCGAATCCATAGAGTCACGAGCATAGCGTATCGTATCTCGGAAGATTATCGGTTTCCCATTTCCAATATTGTAGATAGAGTCCAACTCTCCTTTTGTTCGAACCAAATCGATTGCTCGAGCGCAATCGCGAACATCAATATAATCACGATAAAAATAACCAGAGTCGTAGAGCTCGATGGGTCGGTTTGCAGCGAGCTCGCCCAATAGATACTGGAGCGCGTTTTTCTTCGCAGATACTTTTTTATCTTGTTTACCCAATACATTTGCTAATCTCAGAATACGATAGTTTAAATTGAACGTCTCGCAGTAAGACATAAGCAGCTGCTCGGCGCATCGTTTTGTAATCGAATAAAATCCTTTTGGATCACAGGGATCAGTCTCAGGAATACCACGTGAACCCTCGCCGAAGCCAGAGTCCTGCCCATAAACAAACCAAGAACTTATAAAGTTAAAACAACCTTTTTGTCTAGTTTTCTGCATATAACTGCGATAACTATCCAAAACCTTCATTAAAATTACAAGGTTTGTATTAATATCTAGTAAAGAATCACGATGCACATTGTAGTTATCAACTGTGCTAATGAAATAAAGAACATTATTAGATCTTACCTCATAATTATCTCGATCATTCAGTATCCATGGTGTTTTGGTGGTTCGAACATACTCAGAACCAACAAACCCACTTCCACCAAATATATTTACGATACCCATTTTTGCATTACGCTTTCGTAATATTCCCAAACCTTATCACCATAATGAGGTGGGCAACCAACAAAGAACACATTACTGAGTGCCTTGTTTGCATATGGATATTTAGAGGCATCGTCAAGATGTTTGTAACCAGGATGCAAGAGAATATTCCCAGCAAAGTAGTTACGAGTCTGAATTCGATTTGCTTCGCAGAATGCCTGGAGTTTCTCCTTGAGTTCTGGAGTATCTGTAATCAAAGGAACACCGAACCACGAAGGATCAGCCTGATCAAGATTGCTTGCTACTCGAACACCAGGAACATAACGCATGAAGAAACTCTTGATGCGCTGGAAATTTAGGCGACGCTTTACATCAATCTCATCAATCTTCTTTAATTGTTCAATGCCAATCGCACCTTGAAGATCAAGTGGTTTGAGATTATATCCCATGTTTGAAAAAAGATACTTGTGATCAATTACACCATCATATCCGTCAAGCCATTTGTCAAAACGATTGCCACATGTACCGCAAGCCAATAAATTAGCAGCACCGACGCAGCGGCAATCACGACCCCACCAACTAATCGAACGTGCTGTGTTAATAAGTTCTTCGTCATTTGAGCAAACCATGCCTCCTTCGCCAGTTGAAATGTGATGTGCAGGATAAAACGAGCACGTCCACGAATAATAATATTCAGTCAATAATTTACCATCCCAGCGAGTACCGAGAGAGTCGCAATTATCACCGATCAAAAGTAAATCATGTTTATTACAAATCTCTTGTATACGATCCATGTCGGGTGGATTACCAAGTACAGGTGATACAAAAATAGCTGCTGTACGATCTGTAATTTTTTCTTCAAGTTTATTTAAATCAAAATTTAATGTATCCATTTCAATATCAACGAATACTGGAGTCATATTATTTTGAATGATCGGAGCAATCGTAGTTGGAAATCCAACAGGAGAAACTAAAACCTCTACACCATCTTCAAGTTTGAGATGTTTTTTAAGAGCAGCGACCATTGTGAGATTAGCCGATGAACCAGAATTCACCATATGACAATGTTTCGTATTGAACTTACGACCGAATGCCCACTGAAATTTTGCAACCTGCTCACCAGAAACAAGCCACTTGCCCGTGAGAAATGCAGTCACACCAGCAATGACTTCTTTCTCATCCCAATATGGACCAGAATAGAATACAGTATCTTTTTCAGGATTGAATTCTTTACAGTTGTATGCATATTTGGGAGTGCCAACGGCGGCAACCAAATCTTCAATCATCTGTTTCACTTCACTCATTATCTCTTCCTCAAAATTTGGCCAAGATATTTGCCATAATCTGACTTACTATACTTTTCTGCGGAACGACGAACATCATGCTCAGTAATCCATGCATTCTTATACGCAATTTCTTCTGGGCATGCAATCATCATTCCTGTTCTCTTTTGCACTGAACCCACAAACATAGAGGCTTCCGATAGAGATTCAAATGTTCCTGTATCAATCCAAGCAATCCCACGATTTAAATACTCAATCTTGCAATCGAAATTCTCCAGATAAAGATTGTTAATATCAGTAATTTCTAACTCGCCTCGCGCAGAGGGTCTAATCCTCCAAGCATATTCTACTACTTTATTGTCGTAAAAGTAAAGTCCAGTGACAGCATAATTACTTGGTGCAATTTTAGGTTTCTCAACAATCTTAATTGGATGACCCTCTGTATTTTGCTCAACAACACCAAATCTTTCTGGGTCAGATACATGATAGGCGAAGAGTGTACAACCAGCATTATTCCAAGTTGCTGCATTGAATCGATTAATCAATTCGTTTCCATAAAAAATATTATCGCCAAGAATCAGCGTAACATCATCTCTACCAATCCATTTATCGGCAATACGAAAACACTCAGCAATTCCTTTTGGTTCTAATTGAACTTCATAAGAAATTTCTACTCCCCATTGAGATCCATCGCCGCAAAGACGTTTAAATGCTGCGGCATCATTCGGTGAATTGATAATCAAAATATCTCGAATACCTGCCATCATTAGCGTTGATAATGGATAATAAACGAGAGGTTTATCATAAACAGGCAATAACTGTTTTGATGTAACTTCAGTGCATGGATATAATCTTGTTCCTAGTCCACCAGATAGTATAATTCCTTTTCTCATTTGTACCACTCCAATGTTTTACGAATTCCCTCAGTGATATTAGTCTTTGCTTTCCATCCGAGTTCTCGTTCAAGTTTTGACGAATTCATTGCGTATCTAAAATCATGACCTTTACGATCAGTTACAAAATTGATCCAGTTCTGATACATGTGAATTGGTTTTCCTATAACGTCAAGAATCAAAGTAACCATATCAAGATTACTCATCTCATGACCGCCACCGATGTTATAACGCTCACCCGATTTAAAGTTTTCACCAATTGTTAACAATGCATCACAATGATCTTCAACAAACAACCAATCACGAATATTTTGACCATTACCATATACTGGAACTGGTGTATTCATATGAATATGTCGAATTATGGTTGGAATAAATTTTTCTTTATGCTGTCGAGGACCGTAGTTATTCGAACAATTAGTTACGACTGCATCAATACCATGTGTATTCACATATGAGCGAACAAGATGATCGCTGGCTGCTTTTGTGGCAGAGTACGGATTACGAGGATTGTATGGAGTTTTCTCAGTGAATGGCGAATCATCATGAGAAAGCGATCCATAAACTTCGTCAGTAGAGACATGAACAAGTTTTCCCTTGTATTTACGAATACACTTTAGAATGTTGTGAGTGCCATCAATATTAGTGCTGAGGAAATGATCGTCGCCAGTAATAGAGTTATCGACGTGAGACTCAGCAGCAAAATGAAACGTAATTTCTGGTTCATAGTCACGGTATAATTGATCAAGTAAAACAAGGTTTCGAATATCGCAGCGACGAATAACTACTCTATAGTCCTCGAAAAGACCATAAACATTTTTTTCATCAGCTGAATAAGAATAGTTATCTAAGATAACAACTGTATCTGCAGGATACTTCTTTAGATGCGCAAATACAAAATTGGAGCCAATAAATCCCAAACCACCAGTCACAAATGTAGTCATAAAACCTCAATAATTAATTCTGTACTTCCTCATAAATTGCTGGATTGTTTTTACCATAATTTCTCATTATTACACCAGCTTTACTGTTTGCTTCATTCTCAAACTCGCTTCCTGTTTCGCCAGCATAGTTATGCAGTATACCATCTTCATTTTGTTTATGGTGCACTAGTTCATGAGCGAGCGTTCGAAGCGAATCTGCAAGATGACGACCACCTACATTTAAATGAATCGTTCTTTCAGAAGGAGAGTAACCACCGAAACTTGTATTTTCTTTAGCAACATTCTTGTCATTAATTATGATCAGTTTGGGCATCTCTGCAATACCTAAATTGTCTTTACAATAACCCATGAAATCATTAATGCTACTATTGATTTCCTGCTCCTTTAGATATTCTCTGAATTTTTTCATTCGATTTATAAACCTTCTTAAGAAATCGTTTCCAGACCTTTGGATCTCGTTTACGAAAATGAAGACGATACATATAAACAGCCTCGGATTCGTGCCAGCTTATCTTATGCGCCTTTCGTAGTTTATTTATATCGAGTCTCTCAGCCTGAGTCTCATAGGCATGAGCGTCTAATTCATCTGGATTTCCATAATATATAACCTTGAATTTGTTTTGATTTGGCTTTGGTTTATACTCTTTTTGCAGAAGAAATGGTCGCTGGCGTTGTTGGTGTTTATGGCGGTATTCATGATGTATCGCTCGAATAATCTTTACGGCAAGATTCTTAGCACCTTTCTCTGTTATTTTGGCTTTCTTAGGGGTTTTGGGAAAGGCGAGCTGAATATAAATGTGTTCGGGAATAATATCTGAAATACGACCACAATAATGCCCACTCACAATTATACTATGATCAGTATAATACTCCTCTTCAAATCTCTCAGAGGAGAAACATACAATGTATGATTTAAATGCTTTATTTAATTGTCGAATGATAGAGGGAACATGCTTCTTTCCGATCCAATTCTCGGCAAGAGCATAAACTTTTTTTTCAATCTTGTGGAGTTTCATTACACTTTAAGATTTTTGAACTTATTTGTGCTACGACCACGATCAAAGACTGGTTTTGATTCAGCCTCTTGCATAACTGCGTCTTGTGCTTTCTGTTCTAGATCATATAGTCTCATCTTGGCTCGATCAACGCCGATTGTAAATCGCTTATGCAAGTTTGGATCATTGTAACGATTTTTCAATTGCTTCACAAGCATTTGATTTACTTTTTGCAGTTCTTCGTTACTTACCAATGCAAACATAAGATCAGCAGTAGCAGGAAGACCGAAAGACTCTGAAGTATCTTCCAGACCAGGATCTGAGTTTGAAAACCCTGAGCGTGTTGTTTGAGTTGCAGAGACAATTGGTAGATTGTTTTCGACTGCCAGACCACGAAGTTCCTCAGCAATTGCTTTGATGTAAGTGTACGAATTTACATTCGCACCTGCTTTGATTCGCGCAGAGGCACAGATGTTTAGATAATCCACAAAGATGATATCTGGACGAAAGTTCTTCTTGAGCGCAAGGTCATTAATTAATGCACGAAAATGCGCTGGGTTGGCAGACGCAGTTGGATATTCTTTAATGATGAGTTTACCTTTTACATTGGCTTTAAGTTTACTCATGCGTTTCTCATACATATCTTTCGGCATATTCATAAGATCATCTAAAGCAACATTCAGAATATTTGCATCGATTCTTTCTGCAATCTTTTCCTCACTCATCTCAAGAGTAATGTATAGAACATTATAGTTTTGTGTTAAGCAAGCAGCAGCCACATGGCACATGAAAAGAGACTTGCCGACACCAGTACCTGCAAGAGCAATGTTAAGGGTCTTTTGCGGCAATCCTCCCTTAGTAATTTTGTTGAAGTATTCCAAATCAAATGGTATTCTTTTTTCGATACGATGATAAAAATCATACCGATCAGCGTAACTATCCAAAAGGTCATGACCAATGTGAGGATCGAAACTAACCCCCAAAGCATCAGAAAGCAAAGAAGGAATACTTCCCTTGCCACGGTTTTTGTCTTT